TATCCACGCCGCCCACGGTTAATTTAATCTGGTTTTCCATTTTCTGATTTCTCTCTTAATTCAATTTCATCAATCAGCGCATTGTGACGCGCTGCGCAAACAGAATATAAATCCTGATATTCAATAGCAGGGGCGGCAACATCCGCCCCGGTATTACCTTTAATGCGCGGAAGGTTTTCCGTTGGGCATTTTCGCTTCAGGTTTTCCTGATAAGACACGTTCGGTGTTTTCGACGGTGGCGTTAAACATCCCGATAAACTCATCAGACACACACACATTAGTAAAAACTGGCTTAATAATTTCAGTCCTGATTTCCTTCGGTCTGCCATTGTTCAGCGCCTCCAGCTTATCTTCCAGCCCCCTGGCGGAATCGCGGGCAATCAGCTGCATAGCATTGCGGGATTTATCCCCCGCAACCTGTGCCGCTGTATTGATCGCCAGCTCCAGGCTATCCCTGCGCCAGTCCGCGACCAGCCAGCCCCACACAAACGCCACTGCCACAACCAGCAACCACTGGCGGATGCTCATCAGCGCACCCCGTTATGTTCCAGGCTGAAGTGATTGCCGTCCGGACGTGATTTGAAGCGCCCACCCCACGAACCGCCCAGCGATTCCCAGTATTCACCCAGCGGCAGATAATCTTCCGTGCGGGTCTTGTACTGCCCATTTACGAACAGATTAAAATCCACGGCCAGGCGCTGCGTATGCAGGCTGTTTGAAATACCGCTGCCACTTTTGGCATTTAGCGCGGCCTGTTCCGGTGTGCGGTACGCTTCGCCAAATGTCAGGCGGTAGCCGTGTTCCTGCGCCCAGTGAATAAGATCTGCCACCATCACGGCAAACAGCTGCTGCTTTTCGCTCAGAGTCATTTCCCCACCCCTTTACCCAGAAAACTAATCCCCTTTTTGCGCAGCCAGGCTTCCACTCCGTTAAGCCCCAGAATACCCAGCGCCGAACCGATACCAGCAAGCGCCAGCGGATGAATGTCCGGTACAAAATAGAGTGCAACGCCTGCCGCCAGTGATAACGCACTGCCAACGATAACGCGCCCCAAAACCAGACGTAACGTGATCGGCTCATCGCTGTTCAGCATCTTGCCCAGGGCAATTAATGCCCCCATGACAATCAGCGCAATAAACCCCTTTTCATATTCCTGCATCCCTGCCCCTTAACCGATCAGGTTTTCTGTGGCTTCCGCTTCCAGATACGGCACGCCGTTGATGTTTACGAACTTCGGGCTGGTCACAAAATATTTGATTTTGTGCGTGGCAACGCCGCCACCCTTCGGATCGATATCCAGCAGATTACTCAGCTGCAATTTATTGCCGAACGACTCAACCTTGACCTCTTCATTGCCTGCTTTGGCATAGAAGAGAAAGTCCAGCGGTTCGATACCGCGCCACGAACCCGCCGCGCGGGCTTTCGCTGTCAGCACGGCCAGCACTTTCGAACTGACCTCAATTTCACCCTCTGCGGCCACGTCACCATCAACATGGCCATCCGGCACACCACGGGTCTGCGCGGCGGCGCTGTTGTCCGTGATATCCAGCGAAATTTTTTCGATGTGGATCAGATCGCCGTCCAGATAGGTATCAAACGACATACCGGAAATACGCTTTGTCATGCTGCGGCCTCCAGGCTGGCATCCAGTAACAGGCTGATCGTGATTTGCAGAGGCACTTCCCACGTGCGCACCACAATGTAAATTTCCACGGCCTTTTTGCTTTTCCACACAATGGACACATCACCATCCTGCGGCGGCTTCACTTCGCCAGGGAACGACACGCCATTGATACTGGCGGCGGTAGACATTTCCCGCATCGGACGCGCAAACAGCGTCTGGTGCGCGGCGATACTGCCCGGCGTGCTGTTCAGTGAACGATCCGCAATTTTGCCGATGGCCAGCAGACGCACACGGCGGGCTGCTTTGTCCGCTACGCGCAGCGTTTCAACAGACTGGTAATCGCCGCCTTCTACATCCAGCGTGCGGCCATCTGCCCAGTAGAACCCGTCATAGTCCGGATACCACATCGGCACGCTGAAGCGCTGCGCCTCCAGTGCCTGAAGCGTTGCCAGTTCCAGCACCGCGCCAGTGCCATCTTTCGGCAATTCATCACTGCCCAGGCTCAGCAGCGCCCCGGTTTTCACACGCGCCGGACTGTCTGCGATAGTGACGGCGCGGCTACACAGGCGACCAGCCAGCACACCCGGTTCATTGCCCCATAGACGGGGAACCAGCTGCACCGCCTTTTCTGCAATGCCATCCTGAAGCGTGGACATGCGCGTTAAATAATCCGCCTGCCCTTCTTCGTCCTGCATACCCTGCGCGGCCAGAATGAACCACACCCAGCGGCCATACTTCGCAATCAGCTCCGCACGCAGCGTGGCGGCCTGATTAATCGTGGCCTTCGTTGAAACGTCATCAGACAACACAACACCTTCAACGGAACACGACACCTGCGCGGCTTTTACTGCGTTCTCCCACGCATCCGGTTCGCTTTCAGCGTCCAGCACGTGCACGAACCCCCACCAGTTCTGGCCAGCATTGGCCATCGCCGCCAGTACATCCCCTTTTAACGGGCTGGCTTCTGTACCCAGCAGCTCGTCAAAGTCGCTTTGCGTATTAATCGCCAGCGTCTTCCCTACATTTTTGGTTCCCGTGCCGACAAACAGCAGCGTGCGTTCCACCTCATTGGTTTCACCCAGCAGCTGGTTCACCTGGTTCACGGTCACATTTGGCCAGGTCATGATCTCCCCCTGATATCCTGCGCATTAACATCCCAGCCAAAACCGATGGCCTGAAGCTGACGT